TGGCCTGCGCCTTGGAAATTTATCCTAATATGACACAGGCCGTTGCTAAAAATTATATTTTAGGAATTGCAAAATCGAATCAGCTAACAGTTACCGCAAGCGGCCCGACAGATATACGAGACACTCAAGGTTCTGCCAATCTATTTTTATATTATAAAAAAGAAAGAGAAATTTTTGGAAATGTTTTTCCAAAAATTAACTATCAGATTAGACCTAGTTCAGGGGCTGTATATCCCAGAACACGAATCAAGCACAGTTTGTAAATAAATTATAGGAAATAAGAATGACTAGACCTGTACGTAATGTTAGGCTAATAGCCAATACAGAAGATATATTGAATCGATTTGTTTACGAATCGGGCGAAGTCTTTTGGGATAGAACAAATAAAACCTTGCGAATATTTGACGGAACATTACCTGGCGGCACATTATTAGCTACTAGAGATTATGTTCTTAATAATGGTGGCGGAGGCGGAGGCGGAGGCGGATCTGTTGCCACTGGCATTGCAAATAGACTTGCGTATTATGCCGCTAACGGAACAACAGTTGGTCCTACATCAGGATTAACATGGAACGGCTCAACACTAGGCGTTACTGGCAATATTACTTTAAACGGAACTTCTTTAGTAACCAGTCTTGTTGCAGGAGCAGGAATTGCTATTTCCGGAGCAACTGGATCTGTTACAATTTCTTCCACAGTTCTTGCTTCTAAGAGTTATTCTACAATAGCAGTATCTGGACAAACTAATCTTGTAGCGCCAACTTCTGCCAGTACATTAAATATTGTTGCCGGAGCAAACATGACAATTTCTGTCAATTCCGCTACTAACACTATGTCTTTTGCCAGCTCAGGAACAGGTGGCAGCGGCGGCGGTAGTGGTACAGTAAGTACCGGTACAGCAAATAGACTTGCGTATTACGCAGTTAGTGGCACATCCGTTTCTGATACAGGTTCGGGGTTAACATGGAACGGTTCTACCTTAGCCGTAACTGGAACTGTTACAGCCACAACATTTACTGGAACAGCTAGTGCCGCTGGCCGTTTATCTACAGCAAGATCAATCAACGGAGTTCCATTTGATGGTACTACCGATATATCAATTACTGCTGTTTCGGCAGCAAGTGCCTTAACCGGCAGTACCTTAGCAAGCGGTGTTACTGCAAGTAGTTTAACTAGTGTAGGTACATTAACTAGTTTAACTGTAACTAACAACGTGACCGGCGCCAACTTTATATCAACTTCCACAGGAACACCAACAATTACTAGTGCTAGTGATATACAATTAAATCCAGTAGGCAATGTGGTCATGGGCGGCCCAACGGTATTAAAGAATTATACATTAACACAATTAGCCAGCGTTGTGCCTGCGACAGGTGCTATTGCTTATTGTACAAACATGACCGGTGGAGCCGGAGTAGTTTACTACACAGGATCTGCTTGGAAAAGGGTAAAAGATGACACAGTGGCAAATTGATACTAACGGCGAAGAAGTAGAGTACATAGTTACTTTGCGGTCTGCTGAAGATTTTGATCAGTTTCATACTGACATGATCACCCTGACTAACCTAGACGGTATACCTAACAGACCCTGCGAGTGTATTAACGAACGGCCGTTCAGCGAAAATCAGGCACACTACAGTTTAACCAGCACTGAAGCAGATTTAGTTAAACAAGATCCGCGGGTACTAATAATAGAGCCACACTTTAAATATATTCCCGACTTGGATATTGGCTGGTCCGCTGCACAAACTGCGTTATTTGACGGAACGTATGTTCCAGCTTTAAATCAAAAAAACTGGGGACTAATGAGATCCATTAGTTCCGCCAATCCATTTAGCAGTTCTTATTCAAGAACACTCGATTATACATACAATCTTGATGGTACTGGAGTAGATGTTGTCATAGTTGATAGCGGTATTGCTGAGAATCATCCAGAATTTGCAACCAACCCAGACGGTACAGGCGGAAGCAGAGTCGTCGACTTTGATTGGACAACGCTTGGCGTCAGCGGTATTGTGCCACTCAGTGGAGGATCTGGTATTAATGGATTCCTTGGAGACTTAGATGGCCACGGTACTAATTGTGCTAGTATTGCTGTTGGTAATACATGTGGGTTTGCTAAAAAAGCATCTATCTATACACTAAGAACAATTCCTGGAAAGAATACTGACATTGTTACAGGCGCACCGTTGACTAGTCTACATGATGTTACTTTAGTTTTTGATTTAGTAAAAGCGTTCCACTTGGCCAAGCCCACAACTAGTACAGGTTATAAAAGGCCAACTATAATGTCTAACAGCTGGGGCTTTATTTCTAATTACACTAATATGGCTTCAACTACTTACAGAGGTGTGAATAATACGGGTACTAGTCCTAACATTTCCTATGGACAAGTGGCCTCTGGTACAACATTAGATGCTGCCGGCAATGGGTATAGCTGGGTTGCCGGCACTAAATCTGTTCAATATGCTTCCGTCGATGCTAGTATCTTAAATTGCATGGCCGCTGGCGTAATTGTCCTGGCCGCGGCTGGCAATGATGCTCATAAGATAGATGTTATTGGCGGCCTAGACTACAACAATTTTTATACTAAAACTTCTGGCTCAACAGTATATTATCATAGAGGCGGCACACCAAATAACACTATTGGAACAGCAGCCGCCGATGGAAACGCTTATAGTGTTATTTGTGTTGGAAATTTAACCACAACAGGCGGCTCAGGATCAGAACGTAAAGCTGGAACAAGCAATTCAGGTCCTCGTGTAGACATATATGCTCCGGGAACACATATAATGGGCGGCAGAGAAAATGCAAACTATTTAGGTTTGCCTCCTATAATAGATAGTCGGGCATCTGGATATTACCTTTCAAAGGATTCAGGAACAAGCCAAGCCTGCCCACAAGTTGCCGGAGCAATAGCATTGTTAGCACAGTTAAGACCGTGGATTAATCAAACTTATGCTCAAAATTGGCTAAAAGCAAACGCCACAACAGGCGCGATGTATGATAACGGATCGGCAGCGAACCCAATTTATAGTGATTATAATTCCTTACAAGCTGGCAACAACCGCATTTTATATTTTCCATATAACGCAACTACAGCCTTACGTACAAACGGTCCGTTTACTAACATACGTGTGTCCATGCGAGTAAACTGATTAAACTACCAGAAAATGAAACAAGATAAATATTATATAAAGAGAGAGCATTATGCAGAGTAAAGATCTAACGGGAATCCACATAGAAGGCCATATTAAGATTTATAACCCAGAGTCTGGGGAAATATTCATTAATAAACGTAATGCCATCCATTACGAGAACATTAGTATTGCTCTCGCCGAGAGTATCGGTAATAGTGGTCAGGGTTTTATTTACGAGATGGCGTTTGGTAACGGCGGAACTGCTGTTGACCCTACTGGTATCATTACTTATTTGACACCGAATAGTAGTGGCGCCAACGCAAGTTTATATAATCAAACATACAGCAAGGTAGTTAATGATAGATCTAGTAATAACATAGATCCGACACGTAACTATATCGAAGCACGTCACACTACAGGTACAAATTATTCAGATGTATTTGTAAGTTGTTTATTAGATTACGGCGAGCCTAATGGACAACTTGCTTATGATAATACAAATAATAATGAAAGTGCGTTTGTCTTTGACGAGTTGGGCTTAAAGAGCTATAGTTCTACCGGCAACCAACTATTGCTAACACACGTTATTTTCCATCCAGTTCAAAAATCGTTAAACAGATTAATCCAAGTTGATTATACTGTACGTATTCAGAGTTTAACTGGCCTAGCTGGAGTATAATAAATGAGCTATCAAGTTAAACATACCGAAACAACTAATCCAGCTAAACCAACTATCACAGTTCAGGACCAAACGTTAAACACATCTACCAGTTTAACATTTGTAGGAAAAAATTACGCAGGATATGCTCCTATTGTGGCTGAAAATTTCCTTCACCTGATGGAAAATTTTGCTAAGAATACCCCACCTGCAAATCCAGTCGAAGGGCAACTATGGTATGATAATAGCGCCGATATTAATTTATTAAAAATTTATGACGGCACACGCTGGTCCAGTGCCGGCAGTATTAAAAAATCTCCAACTCAACCTGCATCTGGACTATCAGGCGACCTATGGGCTGATACAACCAATCAACAGCTATACATTTATTCAGGATCTAATTGGTTACTAGTTGGCCCGCAGTTTAGTTCTGGTACAAAGACTGGCCCTACTGTTGAAACAATAATAGATACTGTAAATGCTAGTCATAGCGTATTATCGTTTTATGCTAATGACAACAGAATAGCAATTATTAGTAAGGAAGCGTTCACACCGAAAGCTTCGCAAGCTGGATTTGTTAATATTAATCAAGGCATTAATTTAAGTAAAGTTGATTATGATAGTGCTAGTGCTCCTACTAAATTTTGGGGCACTGCTAGTACTTCAGACGCATTAAATGTTGGCGGTCTTGCCATAGATGCCGCAAACTTTTTAAGGGGAGATGTAGCCAGTGTTACTAACTCGTCTTTTAGCATTAGGTCTAATAGTGGTTTAAGTTTAGGAAGCGATTTAAGTTTTAATATTACCACAACACCTACTGCTTCTCTGTTTTATTCTAAGAATAATGGTAGCAGTATTCAATTCAACTTGAATAATTCGGGTGTCCAGTTAACTGGTATGCATATATCTGCTAACGGTTATACTGGTATAGGCCCAGATAATACAAACCCTCAAGAAGCATTAGATGTTGCTGGTAACATCACTGTCGACGGTGGCATCATTGTACTAGGAACAACTGATTCATCCAGCTTAACTACTGGTAGTATTAAGACCGCCGGCGGTCTGGCAGTAACTAAAAAGTCAACATTTGGCAACGATATAACAACATACGGTCAAACTTTTACAAATTACTTAGACATTGACGGAAACCCGACACCAGGAAGTATACTACAGCCTGGTTCTGATGCCGGTGCAGGAATTTATGACATCGGTACTAGTGGCAGACCTTTTAGAAACGTATATGCTAATACTTTTGTTGGTGCTTTTAACGGCGCCTTTACTGGTAGTTTAGCTGGTAACATTACAGGGTCTGCTGCCAAGTTAGCAAGTCCTAGTACTTTCCAATTATTAGGAGATGTTACCAGTGACATTATTTCATTCGACGGACAAACACCGCAAACAGGATACCCTGCAGGTGTAATTAAATTCACAACTGCCATTAATCAAAACTTAATTACTGCTAAACCGGCAGTAGCAGATTCCTTGCCAAGCGATTCAATGCTAATTTATCGTTCAGGCACTGGCAGTGGCTTAAAGCAAGTAACTAAACAAACGTTTTTATCTAACGTAGCAACGGTTCCGATTGGGGTGATTATGCCATTTGCAGGATCCGTAATACCTGACGGTTACTTATTATGCGACGGCAGTGAAGTTGCTATTGGATCATATAGTCAATTATTTGCTGTTATCGGTTATACTTACAAACCAACTGGATTGTTAGGTGATAATTCGTTTGCTTTACCCGACTTAAGAGGTAGATTCCCGTTAGGCCGTGACAATATGGATAACGGTTTATCGATACCTAGTCAGGCAGATCCTAGTATTTTATTAGATGCCGGAGGCGGCCCTAAGAATAGAGTTACATCTACCTATGCTGACAATTTAGGTCAGGGTACAGGCGATGAAGAAGCAACATTAGTAGTTTATAATTTACC